GCTGGACTAATAAAAAATATAAGCGGCAGATATTTCCACATTAATCAACAGTTAAGTCTGTAACGAATTGACCAGTTAGAACAACCCCAGTTCCTGTTCCAGCAGAAAGAGTCATTGTGTGATTATCTAATGAAACGGCTGCTGTGCCTACTGAGCCAGCACTCGTGGAAGTAAGGTCACTAAAGTTGCTTACTGTTCCTACTGTTGGAGCTGACCCAGAAGTAGCGTCACCTTCTAAGTAGCTAGTACTAAATGAAAAGGCCTCAGAGCTATTGGCTTGAACAACAGAATCAGGAAAGCTTATTGCGGGAACTCCTGATGTGACTGAACCAAATCCACCAACAGTTGCGGCTGAGTTTGAATCTGTAGTAGTTATGTTATTTCCACTTATGCTATAACTTGAACCAATTTTATCGGCTGAAGTAGCTGCGGATAAACTCTCTAGCTTTACGCTTGAAGTTATTGAGTGTTGAATGTCACAGTAGGCCGCAGATGGAATACAGAGTGCAGCAAGTAGTAAAAGCTTTTTCATTGAATACCTACCTTTGTGTCTTTGTTATCCACTATTTTAGCAGTGTTACTAGGTTTCTTTTTGTTAACAGAGATACCATAGCTGCCTAAAACCCCACTGGTCAAGCCAGCTAAAAACGCTCCATCATTACGAATCTTGTCCATGTATCCAAGAGTCATCATCGCAAGCGACCAACAAAGAATCATAAATCGGACAGCGTGACCAAAAATTTCAGCCCAATCCGTGCCTTCTTTTTCTTCTGGTTCTTCCATAAGAAGTAGTAACTATGGCAAACTTAGCAAATATTGGTATGTTTGGAAAGTAACACAATAATAATTATGCTCAAACTCTTAAAACCAATCCTATTAAAATTTTTCACTACGACTGCTGTAAAGCGACTTATCGTGGATCTGCTTCGTGCAATCTGTAAGCAGACCTCGAATAGTCTTGATGACAGGGCTGTAGATATGTTGGAGCAGCAACTGTTCCCTAAAATGAATTGATATGAACCATAAAGAGTTTTTCAATGTTCTTATTGGCAATCCTCCGCCAGAAATAGAACTAGAAATAGAAATTAAGAAACGAGAAGTAGAAGAATTACCAAATTTTGTAATGAAAGAATATTGTCTTAACTTAGTTAAAGAAAACAAACTGCAAGATATGTTGATCATGGCAGCCATGCAACGTATCACTGATACAGAAACTAAGTTGTTAAGAACTGAAATGGCTCTTCATCATTACAAGAAGAATTTAAAAGCAAACAAGAAGACTTTATTTAACAGAGTCAAGACTATGTTGGGCATGTTCAGATGATCTATTATCTTCCCACAACACCTTGTAATAATACATTTTACTACCTGCTGAGTTTTTTCTTTCTATAGCTTCAGTAATATTGCCATATTTTTTTTGATATGTATTAGCTATGACAGAATAGTTCTTTCTAGATACACGATCATTAATTTGGAATCTTTGTCCGATTAGCTTATTAGGCATAATTTGATAAAACAAGGTATATTAGTTTCAAAACCAATTCTAATTATGGGACAAGAAAAAAAGTTAGAATTATTAGAAAATCTTCAAACTGTTCTGATACAAGAACTATTAGGAAAAATAAAATGTGGTGAAGCAAAACCAGGAGATCTTAACGTAGCAAGACAACTGTTGAAGGATAATGGTATAGAGTGCATACCAACAGAGAAGAATCCTATGGAAGATCTTATGTCAAATCTACCAGACCTTGATGTAATACCTGCACTAGAAAGATAATTGCAACCTTTACCAGAAAAATTACAAGATTTTAGATACTTTCTAATAATAACTTGGCGACATCTTAACCTACCTGACCCTACACCAGTTCAATTAGACATAGCTGAGTATTTACAATACGGACCTCGTAGAAAGATCATACAAGCCTTTAGAGGAGTGGGTAAGAGTTGGATTACATCTACCTATGTTGTATGGAAACTAAGAATGAATCCACAACTAAAGTTCCTTGTTGTATCTGCAAGTAAAGATAGAGCAGATAACTTCTCTACTTTCACTATGAGATTGATCAATGAGATGCCTATACTGGCTCCATTGCGTCCAGATGACTCTCAAAGAAACAGTAAGATAAGTTTTGATGTTGGACCTGCACACGCTGACCACGCCCCTTCAGTAAAGTCTCAGGGTGTTCTAGGACAAATGGCTGGTAGTCGTGCAGATGAGGTCATAGCAGATGACGTAGAAGTACCAAATAACAGCTTTACTCAACCGATGAGAGACAAGTTATCGGAAGCTGTAAAAGAATTTGATGCAATCCTCAAACCAAACGGCAAGATAACCTTTCTTGGTACACCACAAACAGAACAATCTTTATATTTAACCCTAGAAGAACGTGGATATACGACTCGTATCTGGACTGCACGTTATCCAGAACTTAAAAACAACTATGGAGACAGATTAGCTCCTAAGTTAACAGAGAAGCTTGTACAAGAGCTTGTAAAGCCTCAAGAACCTGTTGACCCTGATAGATTCTCATCAATAGATTTGATGGAACGTGAGGCTTCCTATGGCCGTTCTGGGTTCTCTTTACAGTTTATGCTAGACACTAGCTTATCTGACCAGGATAGATACCCTCTCAAACTATCAGACTTAATAATATCTTCTGTTAATCCTGATCATGCACCAGAAAAAGTCATATGGTCATCTTCACCTGAGTATGTAATCAAAGAATTACCTTGTGTAGGCTTCAACGGTGATCATTTCTACCGACCAGCCCAACAATTTGGTGATTGGATTGAATATACAGGCTCTGTTATGTTTGTTGACCCCTCTGGAAAGGGTCGTGATGCCACTGGTTATGCTGTTGTGAAGATGCTTAATGGTAACCTATACGTTCCTGATGCGGGGGGTCTGAACGGTGGTTACAGTGACGCAGTATTAACAACCTTATCTAAGATAGCTAAGACCAATAAAGTAAATACAATCCTCGTAGAATCAAACATGGGTGGTGGCATGTTTGCTGAACTGATGAAACCCTTCCTTATGCGTTACCATCCCTGCGAAGTAAAAGACGTACGCAATACAAAAACTAAAGAACTACGCATAATAGATACCTTAGAACCTGTAATGAACTCTCACAGGCTCATAATAGACCGTAAGGTAGTAGAAAAAGACTATAGATCTAACCCTAACGAAGCACCAGAACGTAAACTAAAGCTTCAACTCTTCTATCAAATGTCTCGTATAACAAGACATAGAGGCTCTCTAGTGCATGATGACATCTTAGACGCTTTATCTGGTGCTGTAGCTTACTGGACTGAATACATGAACCAAGATGAAGACCGTAATATAAGATCTCGTAAAGATGAATTACTAAGAGTTCACCTAGATAACTGGGGTTCTCTTATGAATAACTCTATTACTCAAACAGCTATGGGTATGTCTCCTAGACAAATAAGTAATTCTAATACCCCTGACGATGGTTTTATAAGTAATTCTTATTAACCTGCACTTGTAGATAGACCATGGGGGGGACTATAGGGGGGGTCGCTAAAATCCATCCATAGATAGACTATAGATAAATTATAAATCGACTATAGATTTGACCTTCATCAGCATCATTATTATAATTAATTCATAGGTTCTCTCTCCTATAGATCCTAAAAAGACCCTTGTAGTTCCTTCTGGGTGGTTCTACATAGGGTCTTACAAAATATTTTTACCACAAAAATTTGAAGGGTTTACGCATATATACAAATCTTGTTTTTCCCCATATGGTGTTAATTTTTGTAGAAAAAAAGCTATATATACAGTCTTTATATATGTAGTACTGTCATAGAGGCAGCACTGCAAGTTAAGCTATAGCTAGGATCTAGGAGTTTTTATCTTGTTTTGGACAGTAAAAGGACAATAATTGGACAGAAGGGGGGGAATATATAGGGTCTATTGTTACAAAATGTAAAGATATCTATGTTTTTATTTTATCGATAGCGAACTTATAGTAATAATTCAATCAGTACTAGAAATTATTTTTTATAGTACTATTCCCAGATACTAAAAATTAAATGGCCTTTATTTCACAAGAAGACAAAAAGGAACTATTGCCAGGCATAAAAAAAGTTTTAAAGACTTTTAACATGAAAGGTACCGTTTCTATAAACAATCATTCAACACTTATTGTTACCTTATCTCAAGGAGATCTAGATTTAATAAGTGTAGAGAATAAATTAAGAGTTTTAAGACACTC